TCAGATTCCTTCTGTCTTGCTAAAATAGCACGTCCAGAACGTTCGTTTGACACTTGGCCCAGACTTGCATCGTACTGGCCTGTGGTAGCTTTGATGTCCTCAGAAGCCCCCATTTTGGCCTGTATGAGGCCCGTTTGAGGTAAAGGTGGTGCAGCACGCTGTGGCAGCGGCAAAATCGATCCTGCGCCGTCTGTAACGTCTGGATTGACCTCTAAATACGGCCAGTTTTGCGTGTTAGCCGTCTTCCACTGGTACTCATAGCCCTCAAACTGACCGCCATAGCCAATAAATGGCGCTTTAGGGGCAAGTGCAAGCATTTCAGCTTCTTGGCTTGTCCAGTAGTTATACATGCGTTGGGCATCCTTGGCGTTACGCACGATGCCTGAAATGAAGATACGACCGTCAACTTGGAACTCGTTGCCTACTACACGTACGACAGGTATCCAGTTGCCTGCCCACTCACGTTCTTCAAGCACTTCAAAGCCATTGGTTTTCATCCACATGACTTTTTTACGGTCTACCTGACGCTCACGTATGGGTACTAGCCCCATCGAGCGCAGTGTGGCGTCTTCGACAGAGCCTTTAAACACCGACTTGTTGCCAGGGAACAAGTAAAGCGTTTCCCGCTTGTGCGCGATGTAGAAATACTCAGCAATACGGATTGTATCTTCTGTGATCCACTGACTGATGTCTTGGTCGCCAATACCTTGCGCCATGATCGATGACAGCGGCGCAGCGTTAGGGTACATGCGCTGGTAGTCTTCCTTGAGCATGTCCTCGGTAATGAAGCACCACTCAGCGTCCGCACCGCACGGGTCTTGGATCAGCGGGTCCATGTAGACACTGAAGCTATTGCGTACGCGAGCGATCTTGATGTCTTGATCAAAACTATCTTCGTAGCAATACTCGGTCAGGATACGAATGTAGCCCTCACCGTAAGTCACTTGGTTCTCGCACGCGGTGTCATACGCCACGTCAGCGTCTGACATGTACTCAATGTGCCGCACGATGCCATCGAGCACCTCAGCGACCTCTACGTCAGCCTGATCGTTAACAGGTATGACCTTGCCGCTTGGCCGGTTCTGGCGCTGCTCGTTGGTTACCTGCCTTACGTGCTGCGGCAGCTTGTTGATCGTCAGGCACGGTCTGGCGTTGACCGTCTGCCCTTGCACCGACCCGCGTGTAGCCAACACATCTTGCGGCCACTGCCACTGGTTGTCCGGCGAGCCTGCCATAAAGCGCAGGTCATCTAGCTCGTCCTCACGGCTTTCCGAGTACGCACCGATAGCCTGACGCAACCTGTCACGCATCAGTTGCAGCGTGTCGCGGTGGTCTTTCTGGTCCGGCCCACCGCGTGCAGATACTTTACCTGCGCCCTCGATGCCTGTAGGATCTTGTTTAAGCGTTGCCATTATTTTTTCTTTGTTGGACGGGCCTTGGCCGGCACAGCACGACGCTGCACGTCATAGGCGATCGCCACCGCCTGCTTCACCGGTTTTCCTGCGGCAACTTCAGCCTTGATGTTCTTGCGGAAGGCTTCTTTGCTGGTTGATTTAACAAGTGGCATCATTTACCTTTCATAGGTTTTTTGGCGGTCTTTGCCGACTCACGAAAGTCCTTAGCCGTCGGCGCACCTTTACTACCAGGCTTACGCATCTTCTCACCAGACCCCGCAGCGATGCGTTCGCGTTTAGCATGAATGTTCGCATAGAGACCTGGTTTAGTAGCCATGATTAACACTTCCATCGTTTAAGTGATGCTTTAGCGCGTTCACCGTCTTTAGCTTTAGCGGCTACCGCGCCCATTCTAGCGCAAAAGGATGCCTTACGCCCCTTGTCTGCTTCGGTCTTAGGATTAGGTGCTGGTGCCTTTAAGTTACTACCTGTCTCGCGGTTATACTTCTCACGACCCTTAGCCGTCAGCCCCGCACCCTTAGATACGGGTAGCTTCTCACCGCGTCCGACTGATAGTGACACGCCTTTCTTTGCCATCAAGCACTCATCCAAGATGTGGTGATACCGTTGGCGTTATACGCACGATTTGTTCGCTTTTCAACATACTGCCTGTGCGCGACCGGAAATGCAAACGTCACCGCCAGCGCGTCAGCAGCGTCGGGCGATGCTAACCCTCTGGCTTTCATTTCCTTTTTGCCTTCTAGGAAAATTGTACCCGACGAATTAGGTTTTATGGTAGGCCCAACTAGATCAGACTTGAGCGCTCTGTCGTTAGGGATCGACGCCGTTTTAAGCCACTCCTTCATCAGCCCCCACAGCTCGGCTCGCTTATTACCATACATAATAGGGTTCTTCGCCTTCCACCCGAAGTTCACCCCTCGCACGACCTTGTAGCGCTGCTCGTGCAGCCTATCTAATATACCGTACCCTAGCCCGCCCTCATCGAGCACCACGAGCGTTGGCTTGTACTGCTCGATCGCGTCGATCACGCGCCCTACGATCGTCATCGTATCCTCGCCGTGGTAGCGATGGATCGCCGTCAGGTCGCGCCCTTGCCTGACCACGATCACTGTCGAGTCCGCACCGCCCCGCGCTGGGTCCACACCAATAACGATTGGCGCGGTTTCGTCCTTGTACCGAGGTCTGGCGGCAGCGTCAGCCACATGGCTTGGCGAGATGAACTGATCGTCACCACTTGACGGAAACTCACCGTACACCTCCACCTTCGCTTGGCTTGAGTCCTCGCCGTACTCCTCGATGATCTGCCTATAGACCTGCTTGTCGGTGTCCTCGACCGTCCTTGCGTCCACCTGCCGCGTTGTCCAAAAGTCACGCTTGGCGTGGAAGCACTCAAAGAAGTACCCTGTGTTGCGGCGCGGGTTACTGAACGCGAACCAATACCTATCTAATATGTTCTCCGTAAAGAACCCAGCCCCCACCGCCCAGATCGGGTCTGGTATCCCGCTTGCCTCATCAAAGATCAACATCATCCCATCGTGGTTGTGCACCCCCGCGTAGCTGTCAGGGTTCTCTTCCGACCACAACTTACCCTCTGCCGCCCAGTAGCGCGTCCCTTTCCTAAGATCACGCTCCACGATGTCACATAACCACTTCGCCGGTTGCAGCTTGGTCGCGCTGATCTCCCACCAGTGTGCGTTGATGATCATCGTGGACCACTTAGTTAGCTCCCCCCACGTCACTGACCTGAGCTGCGCCTCACTATTAGCGCTCACGATCACGCTCGACCCGATCCGTGTCGATAGCATCCACATAATCAACCAACTCACCAGCGCCGACTTACCGATCCCTCGACCTGAACTGACTGCCTCTCGCAGCGTGTCCATATCGATTTGACCCTTGTTCTTCTGTATGTGCGTCTTGATGTCGCGCAACACCTGGCGCTGCCACATGCGCGGTCCGCTGTACTTAACTAGCGGCGTGTTCTCCTGCCCCCACGGAAACGCAAACAATACAAACGCTTCAGGGTCGTCTTTAATCGCGGGGGACCACAACCGCGTCATCAGCAGTTGCTCGTCTTCCGGACTGTATATCGGCTTTTGCATGGGTTAGCTTTTCACTTGGTGGCGTTACATCAATCACTTTACCTTCATCCACACGCGTCTCCGCAGCGCGTAGCGCGTCAATCACACTAATGCGCTGATCGACCTCAATACTAACGGCTTGCTTGGCGACCCAACCATGCGTGTGCTTCAGTATCTCTAGCGCTGCCTTAGCGTCGCCATTCCGCGCAGCGTTCAACATGTGCTGGCTGTGCTCGCGCTCACTATCAGCGCGTCCCTTGAGTTCGGCAATCTCGGCAAGTTTGTCATGCTGTTTCAAGAGCCGGTACTCTACAGGTAACAACCCTGCTGCTAACGCCAACGAATCTTCTTTCAAACCTAGATACGCAGCGTCGTATATGCGCTCCAGTACCGCTTCGGTCGCTTTGATCTCACGCGTTGTAAGAGGAAGACTTTTAAACATATGCCAATTTTACCAAGATGACCTAACGTCGCTACAACGCGAGCGTAAGACATTCTAATACTTTTGTATAGGCGTGTTGGATTTTTAAAAATAAAAAAAATTTTTAGTTTAGTGGGCTGTTGGGC